CCGCCGGACCCGGAAAGCAAGGTCGTGGTGGAGGTTGTGTTCGAGCTACCGAGGGCAACCGCTTTAACCGCTGCCCCATTTCCAATGTCGATTTGCTGATTAGCCGTGCCGCCGATTGTGACTGTACCCGTTGAATTTCCCGTTGCAATGTTGACAGCGAAGTTGCTTGCAGCATTCAAATTGACAACGGCCCCGGTGATCGTTGCGCCGAGTGATCCGGTCAAAAGGCCGTCCATCGTGATTGCACCGATGCCGGTCATCACGCCAGTTGTCGAGATGTCCCAATCCGCCGAATTGATCGCCACGGTTTCATTGTTCGTCCCGATGAGAACCGCCGGAGTGTCGCCATTGGTCAATAGAATCGAACTACGATATGTCGTGTTGTCGTTGTCGTAGGTCTGAATGGCTATCGTTTCCGCCGTAGTCGTGGAGCCCTTGACGGCCTTTCCATTGGCAAGACTCAGGTCGTCCGTCATGGAAATCGTGGTAAAGCCTGAAGCTGCGCCGGTCGTGGCGATATCCCAAACGGAAGAATTGACGGCTACTGTGCCGGTCCCACCGCCGATGGTAACAGCCCCGCTTGAAGTACCCGTGTTTACATTGGTTGCGTTATTGGACGACGCATTGAGATTAACAACACCTCCGGAGATTGAAAGGCCGGCTGTCAAGGGAGAAAATGACGCAAACGTAGCAACGCCCGCCTTAGTGATGTACCAAGTCCCGGCAGTGCCATTGATGTCATATCCATCACCTGCATTCGTGATCTGGATAGCATCGCCGGTCCCGGCTGTTTTATTCACAAAGAACGTGTCGTTTGACGCATGAGAGCCGTTCAACTGAAGCGCTCCAGCGTCAACAGTAATTGTTGCCCCGGAATTGTAGCCGTCATCGAGACTGCCAGACGTGCCGGACGCCCAGGATAGCGCCCCGCTGCCGTTCGTTTGCAGATACGCCGATGCCGCCCCGTCTGCCGATGGCAAAGTATAGGTCACGCCCCGGATGATCATTGTTGTGGCGTCAAATCTCGGTACGCCGTCTACCTCAAGCTGACCTTCGATGAAGACATCATCGCCGTTCTGCGTGATGTTCGGCGTTGATCCTGTACCGACGCGAAGATTGCCTTTTATCAGGGCGTTCCAGTAAGTCGCGTCCCAATTGAGCGCCATGGATGACATGGGAATCAAGAGAAATGCGGCCAGAATCGCAAATAAGAAAAATCGTTTTTTCATTTTGAACCTCCTTTACGATTCTATGTTTAGGCTATCGCGTCATAGATCAAATAAGCGATGTCCGTGCAAATTGCCGCTTCATAAAGCGATGTTTCTACCTCAATATACTGACCACCGCCGCCCTTTTCCTCATTCCGATAACGCCGTACCTTATAACCGACATCCGTTGTGGGTTGCGTCCATCGGAATGTTTTGAATGCGGATAGGTTATCGAGCGTCACGGAGGCGTCGATATAGGCCAGCACAATACTTTTACCCCAAAGGCGCGTGTAAGTTGCCGTTTGGCCCTTTTTTGCGCTGTTGTATTTCGCTTTGCCGATGAGGATGTTGGGGATCTCAAACACTTCCTTCATGACATCCATTGATACCATGGCGGGATTAGCGGATGTCGAACCGCCTTTGACGTGGTCCAGGAGTTGCGGGTGCCTTTTGAGCTTGTTATAGACTTCCTCGCCCATGATCATGGTGTTGGGCGGGTAGAAACAGGCTTCCTTTCCCGTATCGATAACGCCTATCGGGTCCGAATTGGTAAAATCGGAAAACTGCGTTGTCCCGGAAAGCTGCGATTTATATGATCCGCTGTAATTCCCGGACGTAAATACGAGAGTTGAAACCCGGTATTCGAAGCCCAGCATGAGAAGCTGAGTCAGGAAGTTGGTTGTTCTCTGTTCTGGCTTTATCGCCGGATCTGAATTTCCAACTATGTAATCAGTCAGAAAGTCTCTCAACGCCCGATCCTTGCAGGCATACGTACCCGTACCAGTTCCCCATGTGATTTCATTCGCGGCATCTTTCGGACCGCGAAGATCTTCGGGAAGGCTGAATCTGTCGGCCTTGTTAAATGTTATGTACGTATCGCTTTTATTATTCACGGGCACGAAAGGCGCCACAAGCGAAGCGATAAAATCTTGATTTCTGTACTCAACCGCATAATTTGATAACGGTCGGTCTACGTGGACATCTGAATGTTGAGGCATGGTTTATACCCTCCTTTTTAGTTATGCGCCCGCGCTGATGTAAGACGGACCGCAAAGCAGCACTTCGATGATGTCGTTTGCCGCTGAAGATGATTCCAACGCCAAGGCAAAATAATAGGCGTTGTCTGCCGTCACGTTGACACCCTTATAGGCACTGTTGCTGCCGATATAAGAAGCCCCCGCCGTGATTCCGCCGTTTGCCGTTCCGTCAACGATCAATAAGGCCGTTCCCGCTATTGCGAGGGATGCTTCCGCGCCCGTTGCATCGTCTGGCTTATTTGTAATCGGGCCGATTGCCTCCGTGCCCGCCGAAGAGTCGGCATAATCAACGTCTCCGTCCGAATTGATACAGCCCGCATAATATTGATAGGTGCTAAGGTCTCTTGCGGTCGGTCGTGAAATTTCCGCCAATACTTTTGATTGTCCTGTTGCCATGTTAAGCCTCCTTTCGGCCCTGATAGATGGCCGCTAATTTCGGGTTTTCTATGCACACAGCGGCGAAAGCCTCTGAATATGTGCATTTCTTTTCGGCCTGTTTCGCCTTTGCGAGCTTGTCCAGGTTATTGCCCGCCTCCGCGAGCGTCTTCGCGCCCTGATCCGAGTCATGCTTAGACGGGTCATTGTCGAGAGCATTCACGCCGTTCAGGTCCTTTGCGTCTGCGTCGAGTTTCTTCTGAGCGTCTGCCCTAATCTGCTTTTCAGCCGCCAATATTCTGACCGCCGCTTCCGGACCTGTGGTCTTCCCATCCTGTATCATTGCCTCAATCAAGGCTTCGTGACCGGGGATAAATTGAACCTTCACGTCTGCGATTCGCTGACGCTCCGCCAATGCGCCCGCCGTGACACCTTCTGCCTTTCCCGCTTCAATGCCTGCCTGATGCCCGGCAACGGTTCCCTCCGCCTTCCCTGCATCAAAAACCGCTTGATAGATTTGCGGGTGTTTTTCTTTGAGTTCAGTTATATCCATCATTCCCTCCTGTTCTGATTTCGCTAAGTACATACTGCCCGCACTACCGGCGGCCATCCTCTCGATCAAAGCGTCAAATGTGGAAACACCGTCCACGAGTCCCCCATCAATCGCCTGTTTGCCCATATAAATTCTTGCCCCATCCGCCATGGACACGGCCTTCTCTCTCGTTACGCCTCTATTTTTTGCTATCCCCTCGACAAAGACGTTATTGATGTAGTCAACACGCTCCTGTATGTATGCCCGCGCATCTTCTGAAAGGGGCTTATGCGGACTGGCTAAGTCTTTGTATTTGCCCGCCGTGATGTGGGTGTACTTGTCGCCCATCTGCGCATCCCATGCGGATTGGTCGATATGCGTGTAGATCGTGCCGATAGACCCGACTTCTGTTGTGTCGCTGCCGATATAAACCTTGTCTGCCGCCGATCCTATCCAGTAGGCCGCGCTCGTCATCATGCCATCGGTGAACGCGACGACCGGCTTCTTTGCCCTTGCTGAATAGACCGCTTCGGCAAGCTCCTGTGTTCCGTCAACGGTCCCGCCGGGAGAGTCGATATAAAGCAGGATGGATTTCGCGCTAACGTCCTCTGACGCCTGCTTGACGGCCTCTCCTATCTGAGACATTGACGACCCGCCGAAGAGGCGGGAAAAGAAAGACATTCCCTTTGTAAGAACGCCCTGAACATGGATCACGGCAACGCCGTTATTGATGCAGTATGGTTCTTTATCCTCGCCCTCATATCCGAGGATGCGGGCTTCCATGCCGCCCCAATCGATTTTGGGGCCGCGCAAATGGGCGAGATAGATTTCTCGGATCTCGGAAAGTTTAGCCGGGACTATGGCCCATGGACTTGTCAGCACGTCAATCGGCTTCATTGGACGCGCCCTCCTTCATGTCTTCATTTTTCGGCTTAAGTTTTTTATCCCCAGGATTGGTCCCCGGTTGCCAGAGTCCTATCTCTTGCAGGAGCTTTCTTTCCTTGCGGATTCGTGGGAGATTCTTCGTAAAGTCGCCGCCGGTGATGAGGGTCGTCTCTTCGTCGAGGGTTGAGATTGCGCTTTCCATCCGCGTTACTGCCGCATCGATATCCTTTGCCGGATCGATGTAGCCGGGGGCGTCGCCCACCCACAAGGCGCCTGAATAAGCCTTTCGCGTCAT